CGGTCCGAAGTACTACATATACAGCCACAGCTTCATGCCTCGCGGGCGGATCGAGGAGCATATAGAGACAGACCTCGCGCCCTATGACTGGTGGGAGCAGCTCGGGCTGATAACGGTGACAGGCGGCGGCACCGACTACATGAACGACTACAAGTTCATCGTGGCGCACCTTGCGGAACTCAAGGAGCGGTTGGGGCTGAACTTCCTCGGCATCGGCATCGACCCGCACAACGCAGCGGGAGTGATGCAAGACCTGGAGGCGTTCGGCTGTCCCGTGGTGACTATCACGCAGAGCGCGAGGAGCCTGAACGATGCGACGGTAGCCGTCCAGCTACTGACGAAGGGCGGGCAGTTCGAGTACGACCGAGAGGACGAGCTCCTCACCTGGTCGATGGCGAACGCGGCCATCGTCCGCAACAGCTTCGAGGAGATAAAGGTCGACAAGAAGCCCGGGCAACGCTTCAAGCGCATCGACCCCGTGGACGCGTTCATTGATGCCCACGCTGTGATGCTTATGAGCACGGCGAGCGAGGCGGCACCGATAGACGTCAACGACTCCGTCGCGAAGTATCTCGCCCTTATGCAGGGCTAAGAAAGAGAGGCATATATGAGAATAGCTAATCCCTTTAATATGTTAAGGCGGAAGAGCGCAGAGGAGAAGAAGGCGGAGCGGATGACGCTCCAGCAGTTAATTGACTATTTCAGCCTCCACGGCGTGAGCGCGGCGGAGCTGAGCGAGGCGACCTACTTCTCCTGCATCAAGGTCTTGAGCGAAAGCATCGGCAAGCTCCCGCTCAAACTCCAGCAATACACCCCCGACCGAGGCATCCGCATCGCGCGGGAGCATCGCTACTATCGGACGCTGAACGAGCGGCCGAACCCCTTCATGACGGCGAGCACCTTCTGGTCAACGATGGAAGCGTTCGTGGGTCACTACGGCAACGCCTACGCCCTCATCGACGAGAGCGACTTCAACAGCCCGAAGCTCTGGCTCCTCGATCCGACGAAGGTCAAGGTCGTGTACGATGACGCCTGCCTGCTTCATACGTCCCCCGCGGTATATTACAGAGTATCGCACAGCAAGGGGCAGACCACCTACAACTCCGACGAGGTGATCCACTTCAAGAGCCACCTCACGCTTGACGGCCTTGTGGGCATCAGCGTCCGCGAGCAGCTCCGTGATACTATCGCGGGCAATATCAAGGCGCAGAAGATGGCGAACAAGCTCTACGACAACGGGATGATGGCGAAGGCTATCCTGCAATATACCGGAAGCCTCAGCGAAGCCAACCAGGACGCGCTGTCGCAGATGGTGGAAGAGTACACCCGAGACGGAGGCTCTAAAGCCGGCCGCCGCGTGATACCTCTGCCCGTAGGCACTACCGTCACCCCGCTGAACCTCAAACTCACGGACAGCCAGTTCCTCGAGCTCAAACAGTACAGCGCACTCCAGATCGCGAGTGCCTTCGGCGTGAAGCCTTACCAGATAGGCGACTACACGAAGAGCAGCTACGCAAGCGCAGAGGCTCAGCAGTTGAGCTTCCTCGTCGACACCCTCCTCTTCAAGCTCAAGCAGTACGAAGAGGAAATCGACTACAAGATACTCCTCACCGACGACGCCAAGAGCGGGTACCACAGCAAGTTCAACGTCGGCGTCCTTCTCCGAGCAGACCAGCAGACGCAGATCAACACCCTCAGCGCGGCGGTCTCCAACTTCCTGATGACACCTAACGAGGCACGCGAACGTCTCGACCTTCCCAGCAAGGAAGGCGGCGACCAGCTCCTCGGTAACGGTGCGAGCATCCCCGTCCAGTATACGGGGGCGCAGTATACCCAAATAGACAACGAACAAAGAGAGGAGGAGAAGGCATGGTTGAAAAAGACAATCACCGAAATCTTGACGACGCTCCGGGAATAATTCAAAAAGCGGCGAGCCTGTCGGCGCACGAAGTCACGGATGCAGACCTTAAAGAGATCAACAAGCACGCGCTCGCGCCCCTTGCGGCTGAGGACGTGTTCACCTTCAAGGCTGTGCTCTGCGACAACGAGGTCGACCGAACCTTCGAGCAGTTCACGCAGAAGGCGCTCCAGGACTTGCAGAAGCTATTCCTCGGCAAGACCGTCATCAAGGACCACGAGCACAGAGCTGACAACCAGGTGGCGCGTATTTACAAGACGGAACTCGTCCAGGGCTCCAAGACCTTGAAGTCCGGCGAGATATACACGCAACTGGTGGCGCACTGCTACATGGTCAAGACGGCGAGCAACGCCGACCTGATCGCCGAGATAAAGGGCGGCATCAAGAAGGAAGGCTCGGTCGGCTGCTCCATAACGGGCTCAATCTGCTCTATATGCGGCACCGACAACACGAAGAGCTACTGCCGACACTGGCCGGGCAGAAGCTACGACAAGGAAGCCGGCGCGGAGGTCTGCATCTTTAAGCTGACCGGCGCGAAGGATGCCTACGAGTTCTCGCTCGTCGCCGTTCCTGCACAGCGGGCGGCTGGTGTAAGCAAGAGCTACACGGGCAAGACCGTCTTCGAGACGGAGACCGACCAGACCGACCTGGTCAAACTTATGGCTACACGCGCTCGACTGAGCGCTCAAAAGGCAAAAAACAACAACAATATTTAAGGAGGCACAAACACATGACAAAAGAGATGAGAGAGCTCAACGCTCAGATCATTGCAAAGTCCGCCGAGGCTGAGAGCCTTATGAGCGGCGAGAACGCAGACATCACCAAGGCAAACGAAGTCCTTGACGAGGTCGACGCTCTCCAGAAGAAATTCGACACCCTTGCAAGACTCGAGGCTGCCAAGAAGGCGAAGGCTTCCAACCTTCCCGCGCACAACGACACCGAAGAGGCTGACGGCTTCAAGACCATCGCCAAGATGCTCAAGGGTCAGCACCTCACCGAGGCAGAGAAGGCACTCATCACCGGCGACAACGCTGAGGACGGCGAGAACTACCTCATCCCCGAGGACGTAAAGACCGCCATCAACGAGCTCCGCAAGACCTACGTCTCCGCGAAGGAACTCGTCACCGTTGAGACCACCGACTCCCTCACCGGCTCCGTCGTTTACGAGAAGGGCGCACCCGCGGGTCTCGTCAACTTCGACGACGGCGATGCAATCGCAGAAGAGTCGAACCCTGAGTTCGACGTGATCAAGTTCGCCATCAAGCACTACGGCAAGATCATCCCCATCTCCCGCATCCTTGCAGGTGCAGAGAAGGCAGGCCTCATGGGCTACCTCAACAAGTGGTTCGTCAGGAACGCGGTCATCAGCGAGAACGCTGACATCTTCGACACCCTCAAGGCTGGCTACAACAGCGGCGCGCCCAAGGCAGTCGCAGGCTGGGAGGCTCTCAAGAAGTCCATCACCGTCGACCTCGACCCCTCTTGCCTCATCGGTGGCGTGATCGCTACCAACCAGAGCGGCTTCGCGGCTCTCGATGCTGAGAAGTTCGAGGACGGCCGTCCCGTACTTGAGGACAACCCCGAAAACCGCACGCAGAAGCTCTTCCAGGGTCTTCCCGTTAAGGTATACCCCGACGCACAGCTTCCCAACATCGACGCGACCCACTTCCCCATCTTCTATGGTGACACTAAGGCGGGCGCGACCTTCAAGGAGTTCGCGGCTCTTGAGTTCGCCTTCTCCGAGCACGCAAACTTCAACAAGAACCAGAACACGCTCCGCGTGATCGAGGGCTTCGACACCATCAGCACCGACACCACTGCCTACATCTACGGCTCGTTCTCGGCGACTGTATAAAGCCCTGACGAGAGGAGGCTCCCAAGATGCTGACAGTGCATGACGCCGCCCAGAGCATGGGCATCGACTACATGGACGACGTGGTCGAGGCGAACCTCCAGCGCGCTCTCAACTCTGCACTCTACCGGCTCTACGGCGCAGTCGGTAGAGACGTAGAGGACCGACTGCCCGACGATCCCCGCATCGACGAGCTTCTTCGGATATATACCGAGGAGGCATACGACAACCACCCGAGGAGCGGAAAGCAGGACAGCGCGCAGAACCATCTCCGCGATGCGCTTGAGCTCCAGCTGAGGACAGAACTCAGGCGGGCAAAGGCAGAAGCGGGAGGTGGTGCGTCGTGACCTACGACAAGCCCATCGTCATACAAGTCCAAGACCCGGACACTGAGGAATGGACAGACCGCCTCCGTCTCCACGCTTACGTCAACAAGACCGGGGGAAGCACTGCCTTCAACGCAGGAGCCGACCAGCACCGCGCGAGCTTGACCTTCAAGCTCCGGTACTGCAAAGCCCTCGAGGAGATACAGTACAGCCCCCAGCCCTACCGCATCATCTACCGAGGGCACACCTTCAAGGTCGTCGACTATGACGACTTCCAGGAGCTGCACCAGGACATCAAGCTGGTGGGTGAGTTCTATGTCTAAGTACATCAAAGCGGGAGAGCTCGGCGCGGCTATTGAGCAGGAGCTGGGCATCTACAGCGAAGAGGTCAACGAAGGACTCGCCCGCGTAACCAGTGACAGTATGGAGAAACTGGTGAGGCAAACGAGGGCAACCGCTCCGACAGGTAGGCGGAACGGACAGTACCGGAAGCACATCGCCGCCGAATATCGGGGACTGAACCGCAAGGGCGACCGAAAGAAGGGACAACTCCGAGGACGGACTATCAGGGCCACCGGGTAGGTCAAAGCCCCCGACTACCGCCTGACGCATCTCCTCGTCCACGGTCACGCGACCAAAGACGGAGGACGCACGAGGGCGAACCCCTTCCTCAAGAACGCGGTGGATCAGGTGCTTCCCGAATATGAGAGCGCAGTCAAGGAGGTGCTCGCGAATGGTAAATAAAATTTTAACCCGCGCGGGGATCCGATACCGCGAGACGCGCTTCCCTTCCCCGCCCGCCGCCGAGACCTATGGCGTGTATACGGACGACGTAACCGCAGACGGCCCCGACGGTATCAACGCAATATTTACGCACGACGTAACAGTCGAGCTTTACGAACCGAAGCCCGACCCGAAGGCTGAGGCGGCTCTTGAGTCCTCTCTTGACACGGCGGGGCTAAAGTGGACTAAGCAGGCGAGGTACTGGCTCCCGGAGGAGCAGCGGTACCAAGTCATCTACGAATTTACATACTACGAGAAAAGGAGAATAAAAAATGGGTAAAAGAGAAAAGACCAACATCACGCTCGGCTCGGGCAAGATTTACCTCGCAGCTTTTGAGTCGGCGATGCCCACGGTCGACACCCTCTGCACCGCCGACAACCTTCTCGGCTACATCAAGGGTGGCGCGTCTCTCGAATACACCGAAGAGACCCACGAGGAGAAGGACGACCTCGGCTATGTGTCCAAGGTGATCACCACCAACGAGGAGGCGATCCTCAAGTGCGGCCTCCTTACCTGGAACGGCACGACCCTCCAGAAGCTCATCGACCGCTGTGCAGTAACCGAAGCAAGCGGCAAGCGCACGGTGAAGATAGGCGGCGCGGGTAACGCCCAGGGCAAGTACTATGCCATCTGCTTCCACCACGAGGACGAGGTGGACGGAGACCTCTGGATACTTATCAAGGGCAGAAACACCGCAGGCGCGACGCTCACCTTCGCGGCTGATGCGGGCACTGTCATCGAGCCCGAGTTCAAGGCGATGCCTCACGACGAAGACGGCACCCTCGTCGAACTCATCGAAGAGACCGCGGCCTAACACTAAGGCGGGGAGCGCGCCCGCTCCTCGCCTTTTAAATTACTAAAAAGGAGACCGAGAAATGCGCAAAACTCTCGATTTTAACAGCATCGAGCGTCCGGTGCTTGAAATTACATTAAAGGACGCAGACCGCACGAGGCTGAGCCTCGTCGCACCTACCGAGGCACTCATCGAAAAGCTCCAGGCTAACACCTCCTCGATCAATGAGGCGGTAAAGGCAGGCACAGCGGAGAGCATCAAGGTAGTGTTTGAGCTGATGGCGGACTTCGTCAACTGTAACCTTGAAGACCAGACCGTCACCGCGGAGGAGCTCCGCACCAAGTATCGCATGAGGCTCGAGGACGCCGTCATATTCTTCGGCGCGTATATTGACTTCATCGAAGAAATTAAAAACGCAAAAAACTGACGATCCCGTTCTATCCTATACCCGATAGAGCGGGCGGGCATAAATATAAAACCACTTCCTGGTGGGTCAAGCTGGTGGCAGACTACACGGGGCTGAACTTCCACGAAGTCCGCGCCCTGGACTACATCCAGTTCCTGACCTGGCGGCGCGATGCGTTCATCCACTGGATGAGCCGAAGCGAGAAGGGCGAGGAGTATCTTGACAACGCCTGGAGGATGGAGCAGACGGAGCCCGACCGCGCGGCACTGCGCAAGAAGCTCAGGAAGGAGGCAACCGCCTAATGGCAAGAAATCAAATCAAGGGCTTGACAGTCGAGATAGGGGGCGACACCACCAAACTCGGCAAAGCTCTCGAAAAAGTAAATAAAAAAGGCTCCGACCTCTCGACCGAACTCAGCGAGATCAACCGGATGCTCAAGTTCGACCCGGGCAACGCTGACCTCCTCGCGCAGAAGCAGAAGGTGCTGGCGGAAGCGGTCGAGACTACGTCGGAAAAATTAAAGACCCTAAAAGAAGCCGAGAAGCAAGTCCAAGAGCAGTTTGAGCGGGGCGATGTCTCCGAGGATCAGCTGCGCGCACTCCAGCGCGAGATAATGGACACCGAGCGCAAGCTCGGCGGTTATGAAAAAGCCGCGCAGGAGACAGCCGACGAGATAGACAAGCTCGGCGATGATACAAACGACGCAACCGACGACACCAAGAAGTTGAAAAAAGGCTCCGACGATGCAGAGGACAGCCTCGACAAGCTCGCAGGCAGTGCCGACAAGGCAGGAGACGCGGGCAAGAAGATGGGCGAAAAGCTCGCCAACGCCGCCAAGACGGGGCTCAAGGCTATCGCCACCGGAGCGACCGCCGCGGTCGGAGGGCTTGCCGCCTCGGCTGTGAGTGCCGCGTCCTACGCTGACGAGATGCTCACGATGAGCACCGTCACGGGTGTCTCCACCGACGACCTCCAGGCGTTCAGCTATGCCGCGGAGCTGGTCGACGTAGACGTCGAGACGCTCACCAAGAGTATGGCGAAGAACATCAAGTCGATGAAGGGCGCGGCGGACGGCTCAAAGCAATACGCGGACGCCTACTCTCAGCTCGGCATCTCTGTCACCGACTCGAACGGAAACCTCCGCGACGGCGAGACAGTCTACTGGGAAGCGATCGACGCCCTCGGCAAAATGACCAACGAAACCGAGCGCGACGCGATAGCGATGCAGCTCTTCGGCAAGTCGGCGCAGGAACTGAACCCCCTCATCGAGGCGGGCTCGGAAAAGATGAACGAACTCACGCAAGAGGCGCGGGACGTCGGCGCGGTAATGTCCGAGGACGCACTTGACGCCCTCGGCTCGTTCGACGATAGCATCCAGAGGCTCCAGGGTAGCGCAGGCGCGGCGAAGAACTCGCTCGGCTCTGTGCTTCTGCCAGAGCTCCAGCTTGTGACCGACACCGGCACCTCGCTCTTGAATGACTTCACGAAGGGGCTGAACGAGTCCGGCGGAGGGATGGAAGGCTTCATCTCTACCGTGGACGCTATGGCACCGGAAATAGCGAGCAAAGTGTCCGACCTTGTCTCCGGACTACTCGAGAAGGTCGCCTCTCTCGCTCCTGCCGTGGTCAATATAGGCATGGGGCTGGTGACTAACCTGACGACCTCGCTCATCTCTATGCTCCCTCAACTCGTCGAGACGGGCATCCAGATGGTCACGTCTATCCTGGACGGCTTGACGCAAGCCATCCCCCAGATCACCGCGGCACTCGTTGAAATGATACCGCGACTGGTGCAGGCACTCGTCACGGGCATCCCTCAGCTCATCCAGGGCGCGGTGCAGTTATTCCTCGCGATCCTTGAAGCTATCCCGCAGATTATACCCCCGCTTGTGGAAGCCCTGCCCGAGATAGTGATGGCGGTCATCAACGGACTGCTCTCCGCTATCCCTCAGCTGATAGAAGGCGCGCTTCAGTTCCTTCTGGCTATCGTGGACGCTATCCCTCAACTGGTGGCGGCTCTCGTCCCTGCTATCCCGCAGATAATAACGACCATAATCAACGGACTGCTGGACAACATCCCGCTTCTCCTTGACGCGGCGGTGACGCTCCTCCTTGCTATCGTGGAAGCTATTCCCGAGATATGCGTGGAACTCATCAAGGCACTGCCCCAGATCATCAAGACCATCATCTCCTTCCTGGGACAGCTCCCGGGCAAGATATGGAATATATTGAAGTCCATCATCTCCAACTTCGCGAGATGGGGGACCGAGGTCAGGCAGAAAGCCCGCGACGGCATCGCCAAAATGGTGCAGGCTGTGGTGGACCTCATCAAGCAGCTCCCGAGTAAAATCTGGACGTGGCTCTCGAACGTGGTCAGCAAGGTCGGCTCCTGGGGCTCTTCCCTCGTGGCTAAAGGCAAGGCGGCGGTGCAGAAGCTCGTCAACACTGTGGTCAACACGGTGAAGAGTCTCCCCGGCAAAATGCTCGAAGCCGGCAAGAACCTCGTCAAGGGCTTGTGGAACGGCATCAGCAACTCCTTCTCGTGGATCAAGAAGAAAATCAAGGGCTGGGTCGGCAACGTGCTCAGCTTCATCAAGAAGCTCTTCGGCATCCACTCCCCGTCTACCGAGACCGCGTGGATGGGTGAGATGCTCGACAAGGGTCTCGCCGTCGGTGTAGAGGATAACCTCGACGCACCTCTCGGTGCGATGCGTAAGCTCTCCGCGGGTATGCTCGACGAGGCGGACAGCCTCAACGGTATGACGCTTGAGCGTCGCATCAACCACACCTTCGCGGACCCCGTGGTCTCAACCGCCGAGAGCGGACTGCTCGGAAGGCTCGACAAAATACTCGCCGCCATTGAACGCGGCCAGGTGCTGACTATCGACGGCGACACGCTGGTGGGAGCTACCGCCAGCCGTTATGACAGCAGCCTCGGACGGCGCAGAGAACTCGCGGCAAGGGGGGCTATCTAAATGCAGAAAAGAAAAATAATAATAGGCAATTATGACACCGCGCTCAACGGACTGTGGACGCTCTCAGGCTGGGAGCTGGGCGTGGCGGAGATGGATGAGGAGTACGTCAAGGTCCCGGGGCGCAACGGCCTCCTGGACTTCTCCACAGTGCTGACAGACGGGGAGCCCTGCTACGGCAACCGCTCGCTCGTCGTCGTGCTGGAAAGCTCCGAGGGCAACCGCCTCGAGCGTGAGGCTCGCATCGACGAGATGATGAACGAGCTGGACGGCTTCAAGCTGAACATCATCCTCCCCGACGACCCGACGCGCTACCTCACGGGGCGCGTGAGGGTGAAGAAGCTCTACAACGACCCCGCGCACTGCTCCGTGGAAGTGACCGCGACCTGCGAACCGTGGAGGTATAACCTCGCGGAGACGGTAGTCGGTCTGCAGGCTTCCTCGGCAGTGCAGACGGTGAGCATCATCAACAACGGCAGGCTGGCGGTCGTCCCGACCATAACGGTGGCAGGTGGATCGGTTCTCCTCAACTTCGAGGTAGACGGGGGCACCGTGTCCGAGGCTCTAAGCGTCGGCACCTATGTCCTCCCCGACCTGTATCTCCGCCGAGGTGTGAAGCCTCTCCGCTATAGCGGCGACGGCACGGCTCTCCTGACCTACAGAGAGGCGGTGCTGTAATGCTTCAAATTTACAACGACGGCGACCTCGTCTACGACTCCCGCCACCCTCAGTATAAGCTCCTGGGACTCGAGACGACCGAGGGACTAAACAAGAGCGGCACCGCGACCATCACGATGCCGCCCGACCACCCCGCCTATAACTCCTTCGTAAGCTACCGGACAGTGGTCGAGATATACGAAGACCGAGAGCTTCGCTTCCGCGGTCGTCCGTTATATCCGACCGACGACCTCCTTCGCCGCAGGACTATCACCTGCGAGGGAGAGAGGGGCTTCCTCCGTGATGCAATACTCCGCCCGTACTTATACCAGGACGACCCGAAGAACATCTTCACCGCGGTGATGGAGTTCTACAACTCGAAGGTGGAGCCGTTCAAGCAGTTCGTCATAGGTGAGATCACAGTGACCGACCCGAACGACTACATCCGCCTCGAGAGTGAAGAGGCGAAGAACGTCGGCGTCGTAGTCGACGAGCTGGTGGAGCGGTGCGGCGGTGTCATCACCTTCACGACGAACGAGGCGGGGCGGAGGGTCATCAACTGGTACGAACAACTCGACACCCAAAGCGGCCAAGAGATCGAACTCGGGCAGAACCTGCTGGACTTCCAGCGCACGACCGCCAACTCCGACCTCGCGACCGTCCTCGTGCCCTACGGCGCGAAGAACGAAACAACGGGCGAGCGCGTCAGCATTGCCGACGTCAACGGCGGGCTTGACTATATACAGGACGACGCGGCGGTAGCTCTTCGCGGAGTGATCGAGCAGGTGGTCACCTGGGACGACGTAACCACACCGGAGGCACTGCTGGCGAAAGCGAAGCAGAAGCTCAACGAGATGCGGAACCTCATCGCCTCGCTGGAAGTGACGGCGGTGGACTTGTCGAAACAGAACAAGAACGTCGACAGCTTCCGCCTCGGCGACTTGATACGCGTCAAGAGCAAGCCTCACGGCGAGAAGGGCGACCTGTATCAGCTGACCGACCGCACCCGCGACCTGTTACACCCCGCGAACGATAAGATCGCCCTGGGCAAAAATATCGCGTCCCTGACGGGTGCGGACGTAGTCGCAAGCGCGAAGACCTCGAACGACGTGCAAAAGGTCGAGCGCGAGATCAGGGCCGCGTACAAGGTGAACATCGGCGAGCACATCGAAGCATCCGAGCGAAAGATGACCTCGATCATCGAGCAGACGAGCGAGGAGCTGCTTTTTGAGGTCTCCCGGACCTATGTGACAGGCTCCCAGGTCGACAATAAAATCTCGTCGAGCATCACGCAACTGGCTGACAGCATCACGCTCGAGGTCAGCGGAAGCCTGGGCGGCACCGCTAGGATAGCGGTGAGCGTGGACGGCACCATCACCGACGCCGACCTTCTCGACCTGTCAGCCGTTCGTGAAGCCTTCGCGAACGACGCGAGCGCCGTCACCATTGAGGCGGGCACGATAACCTTCAACAGCGGCACGCTCATCATCAACAGCGACAACCTCCAGGTGAACGCCACCGGCAAAATCACAGCCACCGACGCGGTGATATACGGCGACATCATAACCATCGACGGCTCCTTTATGACGGAGCTCGACCGCGGAAGCCTTCGCCTCTATTATGACGACGCCCTCTGTGGCACGATCAACACGAAATACTGGAGCGGAGCAAGCACCGAGGGCATCTCGCTGAGGATAGAAGAAGCGGGTAGCTACATCATGTTCTCGCACCCGTCCGACGCGGGCACCGGCTACGACGTGGACTACTATCTCAACTACGGCTGGAGTTCCACCTATACGGAGAAGCACATCTTCCAGACCTCCGCGCGCTTCCTCGACGACGTATACCTCCAACGCTCGTACCATCGGGCCCTATACCTCGTCAACGGGGACGGCACGTACCTCGTCGCGGTCAACTCAAGCGGGGCTCTTACAGTCTCGAAAGTATAACTAAAGGAGCGAAAAGTATGAAAATGACAAATGAGCAGATGCTCGACAGTGTGTCCTCTCTGCACGAAGCCAAAGACGAGAAGGGACTGCTCGGCTATGCCATAGCGGTCAACCTCCGCAGGCTGAGGACAGAGGTGGGCGAGTATTCAAAGACGAGGGACGAGCTTCTCGGGAAGTACGGCACCGACGCGGGGGGTGGCAGGTTCAACCTCACCCCCGAAGCCGCTCAAGCCTTCCGCGAAGCCCTTCGCCCGTTCGCCGAGATCGAGACCGAGGTGGCAGTGATGCAAGTCACGCCCGAGGTCTTCTACAGTGGCAACCTGACAAGCGCGCAGATGTACGCGCTCGCCTGGATGGTGAAGGAGGAGTGACCGATGGAAGCATTATGGAGCATAATCCTCGCGGCAGGCGTACCCTCCGCCATCTTCGGGCTCATCCTTCGTCGGATCGAGAAGAAGATGGACAGGGAGAGAGCCGCCCGTCGTAAGTACGAAGCCTTCCAGGTTAAGACGCAGACCGCGACCATCGCCCTCTGCAAGGCTAACGCCATCGCCTTGAAGAACGGCAAGTGCAACGGCGAGACGAAGGCCGCGCTCGAATACCTCGAGAAGGTGAAACAAGAGCAGCGCGAGTTCTTGACGGAGCAAGGCATCGATCATTTATTTTAAGGAGGGCAAACAATGAATATTAAAGCAATTTTCCCCGCAGGCGTGACCGAGCTGATGGTCAACGGCCTGCACCAGTGGGACTATGGGCGAGTGCTTGAGATACAGGCGGACGACCTTCCCGCCGCGCTTGAGGTACACTTCGCCTGCGCCGGTATGACCGAGGCGGTCGTGCGGGCGTGCTCGGCGGTCGACGGTGTAGCCACGGCGGTCATCCCCGACGAGTGCATCGAGCAGACCACCCCTGTCTTCGCCTGGGTCTTCGTCATTGACGACACCACGGGGCTGACCACCAAGAAGATCACCCTGCCCGTCATACCGAGGACGAAGCCGCAGAGCACCGCCACGGTGCCGACCGAGTTCAGTGACAAGTACACCGAACTGATGACCGCCGTCAACGATATGCTCGACGCTATCAACAACAACGAGGTCGTCATCACCAGCGCGAAGAACGCAGAACGCGCTACGGCAGATGCAGACGGCAACAACATCGCCGAGACTTATGCCACGAAGGACGAGCTTGAGCTCGGCGACCTCGAGGTTGATCAGGCCAGATACGCGACGCGTGCGTCTTTTGACGGGAATGGCAACAACATCGTCAACACCTATGCGACGAAAGCGGAGATTGAGTCAGGCGGTCTTATCCTCGAGCGAGCCAGAGCCGACGAGGACGGCAACAACATCGTCGACACCTACAGAGAGAAGGCCGCCGCGAACGTGTACGCCGGAGTCATTGAGAACACCCCCGAGCTGTACAACTCGAGCAAAACCGTCGTCGCTGACGTGTCCGCGGGCTTTACCAACGGCAAGTTGACAACGGACACGCTGGGCATCGGCGCGACCATCCTCGTGAACGTCTCGGGGAATACCTACGTCGACATGACCTTCCAGTTCCACTTCACCGCCTTCTGGAACGGCGACAAGTACGGAACGCGCTCCACCTCCTGCGTGGCAAGGGGACGATGCACCGACAACTCCGGCTATCAAGCCCTTTTGATGTTCGACCTCAGGCTCTCGGCGGCGTATGAACTCCGCATCCTCAACCCCGCCCTTATACAGCTAAACACGCCGACCGGAGACGACGGCACCTACGCAAACATCACGGGCGGGCGAGTAGTAAACAGCATAACTCTCGGTGCTTTGAATATCTTTTTTGTGTGAGGTGAAAAAATATGATGACTAAAAACATTAAAGTCGCGGGCAGAGTCGCCAGCTACCTCTTGAGGGAGGGCTTCATCGTCTGCGGAAATAGCGACTACCGGATCGCCTTCTCCTTCGATGAGGAGTGGGACGAGCACGAAACCAAGACCGCCCGCTTCATCTGGAACGGCGGATATTATGACCAGGAGTTCACCGGAACCGAGTGCCCTGTGCCTGTGATCCACGACACCGACGAGGTGAGGGTGGGCGTATACGCGGGCGACCTCTGGACGACGACCGCCGCCGTCATACCTTGCCGCAGTTCTATCCTGGACGGCACCGGCGTCGCACAGCCCGAGCAGGTCGAGGAGTTCCGCGACCAGGCAGCGGTCAGCGCGGCGGCGGCAAAAGCATCGGAGGAGGCGGCAAAAGTCTCGGAGGAGATTGCCGTCAATGCGGCGACCAAAGCGGGCAAGGATGCCGCGGAGAGTGCGGCGGCAAACGCGGCGGGAGCCGTCGAGAAAGAGTTCCGCGCCCTCATCGACGGGGCGATCGTTCAGGACGTAGGCGACAACGAGCTGGCGGTGATGTCGCAGAAGGCGACCACCCAGGCTATAGCCGAGTCGGGGCTGAGAGGCTACGCGAGCGGCGAGACAGTCCAAGTCGACGACGTCAACCCCGTGGCGCATCTCGTGGACGTATGGGTACACGGGAAGAACTTGCTAAACGACGGTAAGTTTAAAATTGAAACAAAAACCATCAACGGCGTGACTATTACCGCGAACAGTGATGGCTCTTACACGCTCTCCGGGGAGAATACGTCAGACGGTTTTGCGACCTTTGGAAGCGATAGAGCTAATGACTATTTGAACGAGCCCATTATTCCCGCGGGAACATATACGCCGACAAGTGGTATCACCATTGTATGCAGGGATGTTGCGACAGGGAAAGAAACCAATAAGCAAGAGACCTTCGAAGCACTCGCACCTTTTAGAGTCGTGGGGTGGTATTGCTACGTCATAAGCACTTCGATAGTAGGCGGTGCGTATAAAAAGCTGCCGTTCACCTTTAAGCCTCAGCTTGAGCAAGGCGACACCGCCACCGAGTACACCCCGTACCTCGACCCGACCACGGTGACGCTGGTGGCGGGTGCAGACTCGGCGAGTGCTACGGAGTACACCCCGAACGCGGACGGCTCCGTTGATGGTGTGATGTCCTGCGCGCCTACGATGTACCTCTTCACGGACACCGAGGGCGTGACTGTGGAGCTCGAGTACACCAAGGACCTCAACCAGGCACTGGAGAACCTCGAGGTCGACGCGTACAGCAAGGACGAGGTGGACGCGAAGCTCGACGAGGTTGACAAGGACATCGGAGCCCTCAACTCGGCCGTGGGCGACATCTCCACGCTCCTCACTATGCTCGACGAAGGAGGTGCGGCGTAATGTCTACAATAGCAGACAAGCTGGCGAGATGCTTCCACAGTCTCCGCTCGGCGCGGAAGGCTATCCTCGGTCGTGGTGGCGAAATATCCACCACCGCCGGACTGAAAGACATCGCCGACGCGGTGTGGAACCTTCCCACCGACGCGGCTCTCGGGTACATCACCGACGATATAGGAACATACGAAAAAATCACACCCGCCAGGGCGATGCCGTATGCGCTTATAAAAAGCATAGGCGGCGCGACGATAGACGGAGCCGACACGACAGAGTGCGCAAAGGTCACAGCTCTGGAGAGCCGCTCGGCGCAGATACTCCCCTTCGACAGCTACAAGGGCGTGAAGTATAACAACCACGGCTGCACCTTCACCGCGAGAGACGACGGCGGGGTAGACGTCAGCGGAACGCCTACGGGAGCCGCAAGCGTCTATTTATACCAGGGCGAGCCGCTCTGTAAGGATCAGGCGGTCACTCTATCGGGAGCGACCGCAGGCTCGAACATCAAGCTCACCATCATCGTCCAGGACAGCGCGGGCACTCAGCTCACGCAGGTAGTCGCGGCGAATGGTGGCGAGGCGACGGTGAATATGTACGACTACCCCACCGCGGCGAAAATGTTCATAGCACTCGGACGACACGCAAACGGCACGGCGTGCGTGGGTACGATCTACCCGATGCTGAACTACGGGTCGGAGGTTCTGCCGTTCAAAAAGAACACCGGACCGGTCGACACCCTCACCATCCCCGAAGCGGTGCGGGCTCTGCCCGCCTATGGCTACGGCAAGAGCGAAACCGTGCGCAACTATATCAAGTGGGAAGGCGGCAAGGCTTACTATGTGCAGATGGTCGACGAGAGCTGCACGGCTCTCTCGAAGCCCGTCACCACAGACATCTCCGACCTCATCACCACCGACAACCACATCGCGGTCGAGGGCAACGGCGCGCTCGTCGCTGTAAACGCCGACAAGCTCGGGGTGTGGTCTGACATCCAATATATAATTAACACGGGAGGCTAAAAAAAGATGGTTGACAGAGACAAGTATGAACTCGCCAAGACGAACGGCGTGCTCGAGAAGCTCCGCGGGGACGAGATATCCCGCCGCATCTCTAAGCGGTACCCGCTCTCGGCACAGATCGCCCTGCTTATGGATAAGGACGAGAAGCCCGAAGAGTGGGCGACCTATCAAACCTTCCGCGCCTCTGTGAAGGCAGAGGTCGACGCGGAACTGGCACAGCTTGAAAACACACAGGAGGGATAAAAATGAAAATCAACTGGACCGTAAGACTCAAAAATAAAAACTTTTGGCTCGCTCTGATCCCCGCGCTTCTCCTGCTCGCGCAGGTAGTGCTTGCCGTGTTCGGTGTGAGCATCGACATCGGCGACCTGGGGAACAAGCTCCTCGCGGTAGTCAATGCCGCGTTCGGAGTGCTGACCATCCTCGGCATCGTGACCGACCCGACCACGGCGGGCGTGTCCGACAGCGACCAGGCGATGACCTACACCGCGCCGAAGAAGTAAGAAACTCAAAAAGGACAGGGCTCTCGGGCTCTGTCCTCTTCTCTTAAATATTCAATACAACAATACACGCCAGACGAATGTGCGACCCTATGATGTATTGAAGCCGTAAAAAAATTTTACAGCCTCAAGAACACCTCGAGCTTGATGCCTTCGCCCTCTCTCGGGCCGTATTTTCCGCGCCCGGGCTCCCCTGTGAACTCGATGCGCTCGATGATAGCCTTGAGCACCTTGTTGACCTCTGTGGTGCTTGCATCGGGGTCGTGGAGTGCCTTGATCGCCGCCTCAAGCGCGACAACCCGCTCGGCATAGTCGACGGACTTCGGCATCGCAGACCTCGCGAGGTAGAGCTGCTTCTCGCACTCTTCCATCTTAGCGCGGAGCTGTGCGTTCCGTCGGTCGAATAGTTCCTGCGTGTACTTCTTCGTCTCGAGGAGCTCGTACTGGTGGTCCTCCTGGTCGCGGTAGTCGCTCATCTGCTTCTGGAGCTTCGCGATGATGCGCTCCTGCATCTTCCGAGCGTTCCCCTCGTCGTTCGCCACCTTCGACCTAAGCGCGGGAAGCTCTGCCTCTTCTAATGTTATGCGCAGGGCATCCAGTACTCGGTCACACTTGACAGACTTGAAGCACTGCTTATGTCCTCGAGCCGGGCAGAAGTATCTCGCACCGGACGGAAGCGGTCGGCGGTCCATCATATACCCGCAACTGCTACACCGCAGAAGCCCCGCGAGCACGTTCGACAGTTCCTCACCGTTACGAAGGCGCGGTGTGTTCCTCACCTTCTCCTGCGCTCTGTCCCATAAGTCCCGGCTAATAATAGCGGGGTGCTTGCCTTCCGCGATGATGGTGTCCTCGGGTGCCGCCTTCAAGCGTCGCGTCCTCCGTTCGCCGTTCTCGATCACGGTGACAGTGGGGCGGGAATTACAGACGACCTTGCCGATGTAGTGGGGATTTCTCACCATCCGGCTGATGACCTCCTTGTGCCACTTGCCGCCCTTCGGTGCAGGCACGCCCATCTCGTCGAGCCTCTGCGCCATCCTGTACCCGCTCAGCCCCTCGTTGACATACCAGTCGAAGATCATCCGCACCACGTCCGCGTCCTCGTTCGGCTCAAGTGTGTGGTCTTTGCCTATCTTGATTTTATTATATCCGTATGGCGCGTTCTGCATAATGAAGCACCCGCGCTTGACCGCCGCCTCTCGACCGCGTCGAAGTATCTCCTTCGTGTACTCCAGATAGTCACGACCCCGGAGCAGTTCGTCCTGGAAGAAGCGGCGGTCCATCTTGTTCTCCAGGTCGTAGGTCATCATCGGCGTGACGACTTTGGTGTGCGTATAGCGGAAGTCGCTGATGAGTCGACCGCAGTCCTCGAGATCGCCACGGCTGAGACGCTGGGGCTCGATGACGAGCACGCCCTTCACGTTCGGGTCTTCTATCCTCGCCAGCACCTTCTGCATCTCGACGCGGTCGTCGATAGACTCACCGCTCACGACTTCCCTGTATATATTCCCCTCGGGGATGCGACCGCCGAACTCCCTGAGCGCGAACTCCTGGAGCTGGGTCTCGTGCTTCTCCAGTACCTCCTCAACTGTCTCGCGTGGGTCGTCCTGTCGGGACTTCCTCAAATATACGAGGTAGTACTCCCACAGGGCGCCCGTGTTTTTATATGCTCCCATCTTGATGTGCCTCCATTTTTTGAAAATTTTTGATATTACAGAAAGTATTGCATTTTTCGACAATGTTATTGTAGTATAATGTTACAAACAAACGTTCGAGAGGGGTCCACAAATGCAAGACATCAACCACTTAAAAAATATAGTTATTGAAGCAGTAAAAGACGCCAACGATGCGGACCTGCTCGACCTTATTCTAAAATTACTTCTTGCCGAGGCTTAAGACCAGCTGCTTGATGCTGGTGTAGTCGGTCGGCTCTAACTCTGCAAAAATAGACACAACCTCGAAGAAGTCGGGGTCTTTCCTTAACTTAGCGATCAGCCCGACGAGCTGGTCGTTCTTTTTTGCCGACTGGGCGCGCTCTTTCGGTACGTTATACCCCCAGAGCCACATCTCGTTCACACCGAGAACGGCGGCGAGCTTATAGGTCGCATCCTGTCGGGGCTCGACTTCACCGGAGAGGTATCTGCTAATGGTGCCACGGTTCAGCCCGGTCTCGCGTACAAGGTCCGCCTGCTTCTTCCCTACGGCTTGCATCGCCTCCTTCAATCTGTCCTTTGTCAGTGCTACTCTTTCGTATTCTTTCATTATATAGTCACCTCCCTCGTGGAATATTATAGCAGTAAAATTGATAAAATGCAACAATTTCTGCAAAATTTATTGCAAAAACGCAAAAAAAGCTATTGACTTTCAAAATTATTTGAGTATAATATTATTTGAGAGTTGCAACCCTGCAACAATTCAAGAAGAAAGGAGGGCAACCCCGTGGAGTCGTTTGATCGTTACGCGCCGCTATGCAACGAGATCAGGAAGAAGTTCCGCACGATGAAAGCCTTCGCGGCGGCAATCGGAATGCACCCGTCGACGCTCAGCGCAAAGCTGAACGGCAAAACACAGTGGGCGTTCTGGGAAGTCGCGAAGAGCTGCGAGGTGCTCGGCATCCCTTTGGCTGATGCACCGGCATACTTCCCCGCCGCCTAAGTGGCTAAATTTTTTTGGCTTAAAAGTTGCAACCTTGCAACAAGTCAACGAGAAAGGAGTGCGAATGGGTAGCACAAGTACCTGGGCGAGAACGCCCGAGCGTCCGGGCTACCGGACGAAGACCATCAAGAGAGGCAACTGTACCATCGTTATACACCGCCCCGACCTGGATGAGAAGGAACGCGCCAAGCGGGAGAACCTCGTCGAGATCGCGCTGTCGAACTATGCGAAAAGCCTCAACAAGTAAAAAGTTATACATAGAAGAAAGGACACAACAATGAACGAGAACAACATCCGCATCACCGTTGAGCTCTGCCCCGAAGACCGTGCGAGGCTCGACAAAATCATCGAGAGGCTCGGAGCCGTCCAGCCCCACGACTGCTCGAAGTGCGTCAAGGACGTGGCGAGCTTTATGGACAAAGCCGCCGAGGCGATCGACGCAAAGAAGGCAGAGGAGAAGCCTCAGGAAGACATCCGAGAGATGCTCACGAAAGCACTGAACCCGACCGAAGAGGCAACCCCCGAGGAAGCCCCGAAAAACGCGCAGGACGCGCCTGAAACTTCCACCCAGTCAACTACTCACGAAGAGGAAAAACAGCCCACCACGAAAGCAGAGCCGAGCGACGCACCCGCTCCGACGATAAGCGAAGCCGAGCTCAAGGTGAAGGTCGTCACGCTTCTGGCAGGACCTAAAGCAGAGCAGGTTCGCGAGATCGTTCGCTCCTATGCGCCGACGGTGTCGAGGGTCCCCGAGGACAAGCGCGCGGAGTGCTACGCGAAGCTCGTCGAGCTGGAGGGCTAATAGATGGAGCGCAAGAAGGTCGTATACATAGCGGGACCCATCACGGGCGTGGCTAAGTACTGGGAGCCGTTCGAGAGAGCCGAGGACGAGATACTCGCCAAAGGCTGGGTGCCTCTCAGTCCTGCGCATCATCCGGTCGGGCTGACGAACGAAGCCTACACCCGCCTCAATATGGCGATGATAGACGTCGCCGACGCGGTGCTCTTCCTGAGGAACTCCACGAGAAGCAAGGGCGCACTGCTGGAGTATCAATACTGTAAATACATAAACAAGCCCACCGCGCACACCATTGAGGGCTTGAAGGGGGTGCTCGGATGAACATGACAGCCGTCACGATCACTGCCATCATCTGCGTGACTGTAGCCTTCATCTTTTGGATGGCTTACCAGGACAACAACAAAAAAGGAGATAAAAACAAATGACGCTCGCGTTCATTATAACGATTGAACTCGCCGCCCTGACCGCCTGGGCTCTTCTGTCCGAGGAGGGACAGCGAAGACTGAAAAGGAGAAAGCAATGCAAGAAAGACAGATAAACCACAGCGAGAGAGCGCACGCGCTCCTCAGCGCATCAAGCGCGCACCGCTGGCTCAACTGCCCGCCCTCGGCGGTAGCGGTCGAAGCGTACCCCGACCAGGACACCGACTTCACCAGAGAGGGCACACTCGCCCACGAGGTCGCAGAGTGGATCGCAAGTGGAAAGTCAAAAGACCACCACCTTGACAAGGGACAGGAAGAGGGTGTCACAGCCGAGATGATCGAGTGCGCCCAGGGCTATCGCGACTACATCGACGAGCTAAAGAAGACCGACGACGCGGTCGTGCTTCTCGAGCAGAGGGTCAACTTCTCCCAGTGGGTGCCTGAGGGCTTCGGCACTTGCGACTGCATCCTGATCCAGGGCGACACCCTGACCATCATCGACTACAAGTACGGGCAAGGCGTACCGGTCAGCGCGAAGGACAACCCGCAGATGAAGCTCTACGCGCTCGGCGCGCTGAACGACTTCGGCATCGCCTACGACGTTGCGAGGGTCGAGATGCACATCTTCCAGCCCCGTCTCAACAACATCAGCTCCGACAGCCTCGGCGTGGATGAGCTGATGAGCTGGGCGGAGAAGACCGTCAAACCGACCGCCGAGAAAGCCTTCAAGGGCAAAGGCAACTACAAACCGGGCGAGCATTGCCGCTTCTGCCAGCACGCGGGACGCTGTCGCTCGCTGACCAAAATCTGCACCGAGTACGTAGAGTCCCACGGTCTCCGCGTCGGTGTGCCTGTCCTCGCTCCTCACGAGGTGGCCGACGTGCTCAAGATGGAGCCGCTCATCTCCCTCTGGCTCAAGAAGGTGAAAGACCAGGCACTGACCACGCTGATGGACGGCGGAGAGGTTCCCGGCTATAAGCTCGTCGAGGGCAAGCTCGGCAACCGCAAGTGGAAGGACGAAGGATGGGTAGCCGCTACCCTCGCGCCGCTCTACCCGAGAGAGGTATGGACGGAGACCCGACTCCTCAGCCCCAGCCAGATGGACAAGGCTCTCGGCAAGAAGAAGGTCGCGGAACTGTTTGAGGACTTCATCGAACGCGCTCCGGGTGCTCCGACCATCGCGCCCGAGTCGGACAAGCGTCCCGCGTATAACAGGGCGGACGACTTCGACGCGCTGGACTAAGGAGGAGGTGCGATCGTGATAACTCGGGAATACGGCAAGTACTTCGGAGCCTGCGACCTCTGCGACGAGGTGACGCCTCTGTTTGATACCTACAGCGAGGCGCGTGACTATGTACGCGGACACTGGAAGACAACGAAAGACAAGGAGACGGGCGAGTGGGAGAACTACTGCCCCGAATGCACCCAAAAGCTCCGCAGGATGAAAACCTTGCAGGACTTCTAACGAACCAAAAACGGCATTTTATGATCGTTAAATTGCAAAAAACCCACAAAAACACTAAATAACAACCACGAAAGGAAATAAAACAATGAGTAAAAAAGTAATGCTTCGCAACGTGAGGCTCAGCTATGAGCACATCTTCACCCCGACCAAGTTCGACGACAACCAGGAGACCGCCAAGTACAGCGCGACCTTCATCATCCCGAAAGACCACCCCGACCTTCCCGTAATCAAGCGCGCGATGTTTGAGGCCGGTCAGGAAGAGTTCCCTGCTGACTTCAAGCCCGGCAACTGGCCGAAGGGCTACACCTGCGGACTCAAGGACGCGGACAAGGACACCGACAGCAACGGCGAGATACTTGCCGAGAAGAACCCCGCATACAAGAACAGCTACATCATCGAGGCGAACAGCGTCAACCGCCCCGTCACGATCAACCGCAAGAAGGCGGCAGTCACCGAGGCGGACGGCGTCATCTATGCCGGATGCTACGTCAACGCGTCCCTCGGCATCGCAGGCTATACCTACGGCAAGGTCAAGAAGGGCGTCAAGGCATACCTCAACGGCGTGCAGTTCGTAGAGGACGGCGAGCGCTTCGGCTCCGACGCTCTCAGCGACTTCGACGAGCTTGACGCTGTCGGCGAGTACGACGACATCCTCGGGGACGCTCCGTTCTAATGGCTGGCAAGCGTACCCTCTACCTGGACACCGAGACCTACAGCGGGACGGACATCCGAAGCGCGGGGCTCTATAAGTATATGGAAGACCCCGACTTCGAGGTGCTGCTCCTCCCGTTCGCCTGGGATGACGGACCGGTGCGAGTGCTTGACCTTCTCGACCCTCACGACCGGGAGGAGCTTCCCGACATCCTCGCAGGGCTGAAAGACCCCGACACGGTGAAGGTAGCGCACAACTCCGCCTTCGAGCGGCAAGCCTACCACCGAGCCTTCGGCTTCTATCAGCCCCCCGAAGAGTGGGTCGACACGATGATCCTCTGCGCGATGAACGGGCTCCCGATGAGCCTCGACGCGGCGGGCGCGGCTCTCAACCTCGAGGAGCAGAAGCTCAAGGAAGGCACCGCCCTCATCAATTACTTTTGTAAACCGTGCAAGCCTACCATCGCAAACGGCGGCAGGACGCGGAACTTCCCGCACCACGCGCCCGACAAGTGGGAACGCTTCAAGGAGTACGCCAAGAGGGACGTGGTAACGATGCGCGCCATCTACAAGATGCTGAACCGCTTCCCCGTCTCCGACACCGAGCGCAGGCTCTTCGCCCTCGATGCTCGCATCAACGAGCGCGGGGTGATGATAGACATCGACCTCGCCGAGGCGGCGGTAGCGGTAGACGAAGCCTTCACGGCTGAGCACTCCGCCGAGATGAAGAAGCTCACGGGGCTCGAGAACCCCAACAGCGTGGCGCAGCTCAAGGAGTGGCTGACGGTCGTCGGGCTTGAGTGTGAAAGCCTGAACAAAGAGTCGGTGGGAGAGCTAAAGGGCAAAGCCTCCGATCCTACCACCAGGAGGGTCCTGGAGCTTCGTCAGCTCCTCGGAAAGACTTCGACGACTAAATACAAGGCTATGACCGCCGCCGCTTGCCACGACGAGCGTGTGAGGGGTCTGCTTCAATACTATGGCGCAGGCAGGACAGGACGATGGGCGGGGCGACTCGTTCAGGTGCAGAACCTGCCGCAGAACCACCTCGACGACATCGAAAAGGTGCGCGAAATCGTGCGCCTTCGAGACCTGGAAGGGCTGGAGCTATGCTTCGACAGCGTGCCCGACGTGCTCAGCCAGCTCATCCGCACGGCGTTCATAGCGAAGCCGGCGCACACGTTCCTGGTCGCTGACTACTCGGCCATCGAGGCGCGAGTGATCGCCTACCTCGCGGGCGAACAGTGGAGGATGGATGTCTTCGCCAAGGGCGGCGACATCTACTGCTCCTCAGCCTCGCAGATGTTCAAGGTGCCGGTGGAGAAGCACGGCATCAACGGACACCTCCGGCAGAAGGGCAAGGTCGCGGAGCTTGCCTGTGGCTACGGCGGCGGGGTCGGCGCGCTCAAAGCGTTCGGCGCGGAGAAGATGGGACTCACCGAGGCGGAGATGCAGGACATCGTCACACAGTGGCGGCTTGCGTCCCCGACCATC